ATGCACATTTTAGGTTTACCGACTGATATTTTCAATGTCTATCCGGCAAGCATTAAATTCAAGACTTATCAAGCACGCTGGCAGATTGGAGATATTTATGTATCGGGGGACGCAAGAAAGACAGAGGACAACCCACAAGGGCTAGGCTGTTATCTTGTTATGACTGGCAGAGGTTGTGATGATATTTTCCGTATTCTTGATAGTAGGAATTATACCTTTGGAGATATGTTCAAACATTGTGAGCGAAGATATGGACTGGATAACTTCCATTTCACTAGACTGGATATTGCCATTGATGATAAGAACGAAAAGCTATTTTTTACCATAGAGCAGATAAAGAAGAAATGCGAAAAAGAGGAATTTATCTCGAATAGTGAGGGCTACCACTTTGACGAAAGCAAGTTTGATGATTTCGACACCGCAAAGACCGTTTATATCGGTGCTGGGAAATCGGGATTGTCCTACCGCTTTTATGACAAGGATAAGGAAGTCTGTTCAAAACATAATAAGACACTTGATGAAGTCGGCAGTTGGAAACGGACAGAAATGCAACTGCGTGATGATAAGGCTCATGCTTTTGCCATGACATTCAAGGACAGACCGCTGGAACTGGGAGAACTGGCTTTCGGGCTATTGGCAAACAACCTACGCTTTGTCGTACCAAACAGAAACGAAAGTAATAAGAGCAGGTGGAAAACTTGTCGGTTTTGGGAACGCTTTTTAGGGGCTGTGGAAGTCTTAAAACTGCAAGTACCAAAACAGCAAAATTCCCTTGAAGAAACACAGCAATGGCTCACAGAGGGTGGCGTGATTTCCGCTGTCAAAAGTTTTTACTTCTTGGAAGAACATGACGCATTGGGTGGACTGGAAAAAGTGGGAACTATGCTTGATAAGGCAAGATACAGTAATTCCCTTTCCAGTAAACTAACCGCACATTTACAGATGATAAACCGCACCGACCTTATCCCTTATATCCAATATGACACGAAACATGGGAAAGGGGGTATCTGATGAATAACAACGATATTCCCGTATGGGAAAAATACACCCTTACCATTGAAGAAGCGTCAAAATATTTCCGTATCGGAGAAAACAAGTTAAGACGATTGGCAGAGGAAAACAAGGACGCTGGCTGGCTCATTATGAATGGCAACCGCATACAGATTAAACGCCGACAGTTTGAACAGGTTATTGATAAATTGAACGCAATCTAATGCAAATGAGCCTTGTATGTGTTATGATGAACACAAGTCATATCAAGGCTCTTTCCAACAAGGAAAGGAGCAGACACCATGAAAGAAAAAAGACGGGATAGCAAAGGACGTATCCTGCATACTGGAGAGAGCCAACGAACAGACGGAAAATACTTATATAAATATGTGGACGCATTTGGAAACACAAAATATGTGTATGCTTGGAGATTGACACCCACAGACCCGACACCAAAGGGAAAACGGGAAAAACCCTCACTTCGTGAACTGGAACAGCAGATAAGACGGGATATTGAGGACGGTATCGATAGCACAGGCAAGAAAATGACGCTTTGCCAACTCTACGCCAAACAGAACGCACAAAGGGCAAACGTGAAGAAAAGCACACAGAAACAACGGGAACAACTCATGCGGTTATTGAAAGAGGACAAGTTAGGTGCTAGGAGTATTGATACGATAAAACCCTCTGACGCTAAAGAATGGGCGTTACGCATGAAAGACAAAGGCTTTTCCTATAACACCATTAACAACCATAAACGCTCGTTAAAAGCGTCATTCTATATCGCCATACAAGACGATTATGTAAGGAAAAATCCTTTTGATTTCAAGTTAAGTGAAGTCTTAGAAAATGATACAAAAGAGAAAGTCGCATTGACAGAGGAACAAGAACAAGCCCTACTGTCATTCATCAAGACGGACAATGTGTATCATAAGTATTTTGATGATGTGCTGATACTGTTAAAGACTGGACTTCGTATCTCGGAACTGTGCGGATTGACAATCATGGACGTTGATTTTAACCATGAGGTTGTGATTATCGACCACCAGTTACTAAAGAGCAAGGAACAAGGCTATTATATTGAAACGCCTAAAACAAAGAGCGGAACAAGGCAAGTACCGTTGAGTGAGGAAACAATCAAAGCATTTCAACGATTGATGAAGAAACGCCCAAAGGCAGAACCATTTGTGATAGACGGACGGGGCAACTTCCTATTTGTCAATCAGAAAGGCAAGCCCAAAGTTGCCATTGATTACAACGCCTTATTTGTCCGTATGGTAAAGAAATACAACAAGCACCATAAGGATAACCCCTTGCCACATATCACACCGCACACGCTACGCCATACGTTCTGTACAAGACTGGCAAGCAAGAACATGAACCCGAAAGATTTACAGTATATCATGGGGCATTCAAATATCAGTATCACAATGAACTGGTACGCTCATGCGTCCATAGATACCGCAAAATCAGAGGTTCAGCGTCTAATTGCATAGAAGTATTTACCACGATTTTAACCACGTTTGATAGCGAAAATATAAGAAGATAGACCTAGATATGTGAGGTTTACCACAAAAGCAAAATGCCCGTAGAGCCGATAAAATAAGGCTTTGCGGACATTTAAGAAGATATAAAAAGATAGTCAAAAAGACATATATAATTTTTATTCAAATTTTCAAAAACTAATTTCAGAATAAAACTATCCCCCTTTATTTCTACGCTACTTTTTTCCTTGCAAACTTTTAAAAAAACTTTTTTGTTGTCAGATTCCAGCTTCAACAGTCTTTTATTTTGCTCATACGCAACTATACCAAGAAACATACTCCCAATCATGGTTAATACTGACGAGTAGTACACTAACATATCTCCCGCGTTTTCCTCGTACTCCATCCATTCATACACAGCGGGCTTTTTGAATATCAAATTCATCATTAACGGAACGGCTACCAGTACAACGAATACCAAGAAATACCAATATTTTTTTATAAAACAAATAAATTTATCCATAATCAATGCCTCTTATTTAATTATCATAAGATAGTATATATTATACAGATTCATTTATCAATAAAATTATTTTTTCTTAGGACTACTGCATAAAAGAATTATAACGACAACAAAACACACAACTGAAATCTATAAGAAAGGATGAACCTTGCAGTAGTCCACAACGGGTATAGCAGGACTTGAACCTGCGACACATCGGTTAACAGCCGATCGCTCTACCAACTGAGCTATACACCCGTAGGATGCCTTTTATTGACACCCTTTACCCTATCCGCACTCGGGTACTGACACTAAATATAGATTGCTGAATCTATTTTTGTTTGTTTTGCAGATCTGCGGATATCTGCGTTTTGTGATATCACTCCGTAGCACTTCCGCAACATTCCGGAATTAAAATTTACTGCGATATGCTACTAAGCCGTGTACAGGAGTCGAACCTGTCTACCCTACGTTTGTCACGACATAAGAAAAGCACCTATACCACATGGCAAGGCGCTCTTCCTCTTTATATAACTAGAGAATTAGTAAACATTTTTTTGAATCCCAAGAACACGCATAATCGCATCCTGTAGGACTTTTGAATAATTGATTCCCGCTTTTTCAGCTTCTACATTCAGCCAGTATGGAATCGTGCAGTTTTTCTTCACTGCCTTATTATCTACCTTTTTTCTGTATTCCACGAAATCAACGTCTACTAATGTAACAATGTCATCTTTATCCGCTTTTATTTCTACTGAATTTGGTTCTGGAATTTCTTTTTCGCAATCCAAATATTCAATACCCATCAATCCTATTGCGTCTCGTGCCATTTCCATAGCATCTGCAATATCCTCCCCCTGTGTCGCAATGTCAAAATCTGGGATTTCTACATAAAATCCATCGGATTCTTTTGAAATTACGATTGGATACGCCTTTCTCCTATACATTTTCTTTCCTCCTACGCATTAACTTTTCCTATACCATGTCTTACTTGAAAATTATTTTTAGTTACACATATCGAGAAGTTGGGGCTATTTCAACCCCAGCTTCTTGATAATGTTCCTTGCTAGTCTTTCGTTAATATCTGGATGTCTCGGAATTGGCTCCATCCGATCACCATCGGTATATATATCATGATTTGCACCATTTCTCTTTATATACCACCCATTTTTCTCTAGCATCTTTACTAATTCTCTTCTTTTCAAGACTCACGCTCCTTTTCTGTTTATACGTATATTATACGCATTGTATATTGTTTTGTCAATACTTTTATGCGTATTTTGTGCGTATAATTTTAAGGATGCACAAAACACCGCCAGACAAGAAAGGGTAAAAGTCCGGCGGTATTCCGAATGTTTGGAAAGATTGTTTTAGAACAATACACAATCGTTCTAGAATAATTATAGCATAAGTAAAATATAAATGCTATAAATCTTTAAGCTGTGCGCTTATAATCTGCGATACTCGCGCCTGGGTATATCCAATTTCATCTGCGACTTTTTGTTGGGTTTTCCCCTCAAGATAGTGCAACTCGAATATCTCTTTAATCTCTGGATCATCAATCCCATTTATGTAGTCCTCAACTTCTTTCTGTTCTTTCAGAATCAGAAGTCTATCAGCTTCTTTCCTTCTGATCTGCCGTCTTATATTCTCTTCTTCGTAAGGGTCATACATTTGCACAGATGTCCGTACTTCCGTGTATGGAAAATCTGCGCTGGATCCAGTTACTTTCCCCATGACCACAGTTGACTCTCGTTCGCATAGTTCCTGTATTTGCTCCTCAATCCGGATAAGTCTATCTTTGTTTGGTTTATACCTTTTCAGTGTTTTCTTGTCCACTGGCAACACTCCCTTTCGTATCTACTCCCCATTTTTTCAAGCAGTCCTCTGCAGAGTACGCCTTTCTTTTCATCCATTTCTTGGCGTTCTCTGTTGGCTCATGCTTAGCCATATCATGTGCATCTATCTTTCGGATGACTCCTGCCGTCTCCTTCCTGCGTCTCATGGTTTCCCTGTTCATTCCGTTACCTCAATTTCCTCTCCTGTCAGCTCTTCAAGCTTCTGTCGCATTTCTTCCACTGTCATTTTCTTTGGTTCTTTGCGTTCCCAGATGAGTTCGAGGTTATCATCATCCATAATATGTTTGAAGTTTCTTTCATTTTTAATCTTATACACTCTGATGATGCTAAGTTGGCTTTCTGCATATCCTTGTGTTAAGACATTCTCGTAGGCTTCGAGTCTATGGCTCCCGTCTTCTCCAATTAGCATATTTCCAACCACCATTCTCTTTCCATAGTCCTTGCATCTGTATTCCACCACCATTCCGTCTTCCAGATCCGCCTTTGTAAATTCTTTCTGCATGTAATCACTCCATTCTAAGATTTTATAATTGTACTTTTCTGCAATATCTAAAGATGACCATTCTCCATCACCGTAATAACACGTTCCTTCGTTGCACATACCGTAATTTGTATTTTTTAAATAACTTTCTCCGTTACGCCACTTCATCCCTTGTCCGTGCATCTGCCTGCAGAAATCTTTTGCTTCTTCTTCGGTCTTACAATGCACCGCAATCTTATTGTCTTTATTTTTAAATTCATCCCAGTTAAATTTTCTCATATTTTCTACCTCGCTATCTTTCGCGCTATCCAATCCAAAAACACCACAAATAGCAGTATCGGAAACCATCCAGCCAGAAGGTAATCCGCGCCTTCTAGTTCTACGTCCTCTTCGATTCCTGTCTTCAAAGCAATCACTGTTCCAAGCCCCAGGATATAGTACAGGGCTAGGAATGCGATTGTAATTAAAATGTCCATGTTATCCCTCCTTGTATGGTTTTGGTAGTGGCTGCCATGCAATAACTTCTTTATCTTCTGCTTTTATAAACTCGCCATGCATTTCACTATAAATATACCATTCCTTATCTCTAACTCTATAAAAGCCCCGCTTAACAGCTCCGTATGATGTTGACACATTTAGAATCGGATAATATTTTCCGTCATTTTCTTCCGGCAATTTCTCGCTTACCGGAATCCAACCGTCATTTTTCTTCCCATCTTCATATCCTTGCATATAAAATTTTCTTCGGCTGCATTCTCTGCACTTCGGAACATCGCCCATATGAGAACGGATAATGTCTTTTGCCCAACCAACACTTACATAATCATCACCCATTCCGAATGATTTAAACTCTATCGCATGATCTTCAATCTCTTCCAAGATCTTCTCTAGTACGTTCATTCCACATTCTCCTTATCTGCATACTTCTCTATAACATCCACTGCACAGGTCAAGCCATAAAGATAGCTTTCCAGCTCTTCTGCTGTTTTGCTCGCTCCATGTCTTTTCTTTTCTTCCTTCAAGGTTTCGTAGGCATCATTTTTCATGTTTTCGATTTCTTCCACGATCTTCTCTAATGCGTTCATCGCTCCACCTCCAACAATCCTGCTTTTATAAATACACCTTCCAATAACTCGCTCATTTTATTAGTATCAATGGTAATCGGCTCGCGTGGAAACTCTTCTTGATTTCCGCAGCACGCATACAATTTCGCAATTAAAATATCATATTTTTTCATCACTACTCCTCCTCATATTCCGGACACTCCACACAATACTCATATCTGTCCTTATCTACACACTGCATATTGCAAATATCATTTTCTGGGCATTCTATGCAACAATGTTCGTATTTGCATACACATGTGTTTGGTGCTTTGCATTTTCCTATCATGATTATTCCTTTCCCCTTCCAATTACCTTATCTTTCTAAAATCACTTGTTGGTGCGTGGAATAACCGCCCATCATTGCATTTAATCATTGTCTGCTGTCCGCATGCTGTCGGACGATACTGTTTAACCACTATTCCGCATGGATTACCTGGATATTCAACGCACATCACTATGTCTCCGACTCTAATTTCTTCCATGTTACTCACTCCAATCTAATCTCTGTCCACAATGATTGCAGCAATCAGAATCCCAATAACAAAACATTTCTATATCTGCCATATTTCCAAACAGTCTTTTGCATCTAGGACACGACGCTTGTCCATTCCAGTTTTCTACTTTTTTCGGCAACTGCTTTTCTAATGCTTCGATTGCTACTAGAAATGCATCGACATAATTGTTATAATCACTTCTTTCTCTCGTTTTCTGCGGAAGTGAGCGCAATGTTGCATTGTACGCATCTCGCATTTTGCACATTCTCTCTATTGCTTCTTTAACCCTCTTCTCATCCATCTAATTTTCCTCCCGTTATTTTCAACCATAAACCACTCTCTCCATCTTTTTCGTAGAGAAAATCTGTCTCTATCCCGCAGACCGCCAATTCGGTCATTGTCCTCACGCAATCCTCTGCATCAGCGCATTTGATCGTGTCGCCTTTTCGCAAGCGTGTTTCTTTCACTTTTGGCATTAGTCATTCCTCCTACTACGCAAACCTAATTTGCTGCTCATCCTCATATATTTCTATGTTCGGCACCCTATTCCCGATTTTTAAATACGGGCAGTTTGCTTCTACCAGTTTCTGTGCCATGATTGGCACTACACTGTTTCCGATTCTAGCCACTTGTTTTGCGATCGGATATCTCCTGTATTTGTAATCCCTGTCAATAATGTAATCATCCGGAAATCCCTGCATTAATTTAAGTTCTTCCGGTTTTAACATTCTCAGGAAAATATCCTTCATGACATACTTTTCGCCTTCGATATCCAGAATCACATTTACCAGTCCGAAACGATCTTTTGTAGTAATCGTTGCAAGCGGATTTGAAAGTTCTTGTCCTCCGCCAGTTCCGTAATACTTAATTAAAAACGCAGATATCAATCCAAAATGTCCAGGTGATGTTGTGATTGTGTGTAAAGGTTCGTTGCATCCCTGTCCGATTCCACTTTTATAAAATTTTGTAATAAAAGCTGTTACCAGCCCGTACCTGTTTGATGTGTCGATTGTTTTAATTGGTTCTGTCAGCAACTGTCCTCTTGATTCTCCAATTTTTGTTTCTCCGTGGTACTGAATCATAAATGCAACAGCATCTTTATTTCTCACGATATAGGGAGATGGATTGTCTATTACATATTTTCTGATTCCATTTGCAATCCTTTTCATCGTTGCATCTGCCAACGGTTTTGGCCTATCAAATATCGTTTTCCCTAAATCAGACCAATCGATATATGCCCCGCATTCCTGCCATTTCGGATCTCTGGATTTAAAATTCGTCTTTTCTGGCCACACGATGTCTTTTCCGTCTCTTCGAAATATTGCATACCAGCGCTTTCTTGTGGTTGGCGCGCCATAGTCTGCCGCAATAAGCTCCCGGCAGTCGAATATATACCCGAGACTCTTCATTGCCGCAATGAACTTCTTATAATCTTCCCCACGCCGTTCCTTAATCGGATGCCCGTTTTCATCCAAAGGTCCCCACTGCTGAATCTCTTCCACGTTTTCCATAATAATCACATCTGGGAGAATTGCTTTTGCGTGTTTGTATACCGCCCAAGGCAAAATCCGAAGTCCTTTTTCCCTCGGCTTCCCACCTTTCGCCTTGCTGTGGCTGGTACAATCAGGACTCGCCCACATTAAAGCAACTCGCTTTCCTTTCACATATTTCTTCAAATCCACCTTGAAGATATCTTCTGTGAGATGCAATGTTTTCGGATGGTTTGTCTTGTGCATCAAAATCGCATCCGGATCGTGATTAATTGCAATATCTACTTGTCTTCCAAGTGCCATTTCTATTCCTACGCTCGCTCCACCTCCTCCGGCGAAGCAATCTATAATCAAATTTTCCATTTTCTCAAAAGCCCGGTATACCCTTGCCCCAGCCGGAGGCTGGCTCCTTTCTATTTTTCGCTTATTTTCTTCTTATTCCCTCGCAACTGCTTGCAAAGCTCTCCCCACTCAATTGCTTTGCTCCGCGTCCATCTTTTGGCTGATTTCCTCTTTCGAATCCCGTTTTCATCCATGTACCGGATAAGATCATCTCTCGTAAATTCCACTTTCTGAATGTCATGCAAGACTTTATGGATATGCTCATCCGAGCATCCGAGTTTTACCATCTCTTCGATTTGGAACTGGTACGGATCCAGAAAGTGTGCTGGCCTACGCATTTTCAACCTCTCTTTCCAACCATTCTTTCTGGGCTTTGTAAAGTCCTAGATATGTTTCACGATTACCATCATAATCCCCATGTTCTGCATCTTCTTCAATTCTAGCTAAAAGCATTTTCACTGCGGAGATTTCTGGCGTATCCGTTTCTCCTGTTATGCTATTTAACTTCTCATTGTTTGTCATTTTCCTCTCACCCTCTTCTTTCTCTTGCGCTTGGAGCTAACTTTTGTGTAAAAATCCATGTTTCCGTGTCTTTTCTTGCAAATCTTAAACCCATATCTTTTCATGTTCATGCCTGTTCACCCTTTAAACTCCACCATGCTTTCACATTCTTTCCGTACCCTGTAGTCTGGATTCTTACTCCAAGTTCTGCCTTTGCTTTCATGATGTCAGACCTTTTAATTCCTGCCGCTTCTGACTCCATGAGCAACTTCGCCCCGTCATAGCGTCCACCTTCCATCTTGTCTTGCAGCCACTCTAATGCTTTGTCGTAATCGGTCTTTGACATCGTATTGACCTTGTCTTTGATCTTTTCCAGTTGGATAGTGTTGGTGTTCAGCTTGTTCCAGATTTTCTCAAAATTCTCTTGCATGATTCTGCGGTTCTCTAAAATCTCATCCCGGATGACTGTAAGTGCCTGTGCTGCGGTCATGCCTTTCTTTTCCGGCTCTTTTACCAGACTTCCCGGTTCAAGTCCGAGAAGTAAACACATGGTTCTTTCAAAATCTTCTGTCTGTTCCGGGTTCTTCGCCATATTACAGACAAAAGACTTGCTTCTCCCGAGTTCTGCCGAGAATTTCTCTTTCGTCTTGCCCTGCTTCTCCAATTCCTTACAGAGCAAAGCGTAATTTATCGTTACTTTCTTCGGTTCCATAATTCCTCCTTAATTCGAGTTCAGTAGTTGCTCTTCCAGAGAGTCCATGTCGTATCCTCTGCGTTCGAAGTTGTTTAAGTTTCTGCTTACCGGCGGTTTTGATTGCTTCTCTGCTCTTCCCGGCTCATTATCAAAATTTCCTCCTAAAATCTTTTTTAAATTCTCTTCTTTGATAATCCAGTTAAAATTCGCCTTGAATTTGTAATCCCCTTTGCTTTCTTCGCCTTTCAGGAATTTACTGTTCTCTGCTTTTGCAAATGCGGTTCTGATCTGGCTAAAGCTAAATTTCTTACAGGCTGCATCAATGTCTTCCTTCCTACTATCGGAAATCCGCTCAACTCTATCAAAACTCTTACAGATATCATTAAATGTGTCGGCGATCAGCTGATAGCTTATTTTGCTATCAGTCTTATCTCTTACTCTATCTCTATTATCTAACTCTATATCTATATCTATATCTATATCTGTGTTACACTTCTGTACATTGTTGTTACACTCTGTTACATTCGTGTTACATTGTAACGCCTTATTTTTTCTTGATGCCCTAACGCGCTCCGCTGATTCCGATTCCGAGCAGATTAAAGACTGTGTTTCCGTCATTAAAAATTCTGTTTCGGAACAGGGCTCAATAAGTCCTTGAGACAGTAGGTATTGTACAGTTACTTTCACATTGTCTGGATCTTCGTCTATTGTCAGGGCAATTTCTTCTGGAAAATTCTCTTCAATCCCCTCGAAAAACAGCTTTCCACCATTGTTTAAACTCAGCAGCTGCATTTTTAAATAGATAATGGTATATGTATCACCACCAGCAATTTTCCGTAACTTTTTAATTTTGGGCTGTGTAAAAAAATCTTTCTGTAGCTTAAGCCAGTAGTATCGTTTTGACATTAAATCACAGCCTTTCTGTATCTATCTGCATTCCAGACTGGTATTCGCGGTATATTTGCATCCAATCATCCAGTTCCATCGTAACAAGGATTTTATGATTGTTTTTCTTATGGAATACAGCGGGAAGATTTCCTGTTCTATTCGCTGCGGCATCTCTCTTTGCTTGATCCATCCAGTCATAAAGTCGCATCTGCTCTTGATGTTTCGCTTCCACATGAATTAAGGGGAGACCAACTACGTCTGAAGCATCACCTGTATTTCCACAGTATTGTGCTGTTCTGCGTGCTTCTTTATATCCATAATCACGGAAGATACCAGCTAATTCCCGTTCAAATCTTGCGCCTTTCTTTTTACTATTTACTGCCATTCCATTTCCTTTCTTTGTAGTGCAGGCAAGGTTCATCCTTTTACTTGCCTTTGCACTCCCAAAATCTCTCGCAATGTATGCATTCTCTTGTTTTCTTCATGTGATCACCCTACATAAACGGAAGATCTTCATCGACTCCATCCGGAACGTTTTGGAATCCATCGGAATCCGGCTGTCCATATTGCGGAGCAGACTGTCCACTGCTTCCCTTGCTTTCGCAGAACTCAAAACTATTCACGATCAACTGCATCCCGTAATGCCTCACGCCATCTCTTTCATAGTTGTTGTTTCTCATTTCTCCTTCGATCAGCAACTTTGCTCCTTTCCCCACATTGCATTTTTCAAATGTTTCCGCAATCTTTCCGAATGCTACACACTGGAAAAAGTCAGCTTCTGGATCTCCGTCTCTCTTAAATCTGCGGTTTACGGCAAAGTTGAACCTTGACACCACTTTCCCGTCATTTGTGCATTTCATTTCCGCATCTGCTGTCAGTCTTCCGCATAAAATAATTTTATTCATATCAATTCACCTCTTAATTTCCAAACAATGCCGCTGCTGCGCTCTGTCCTCTTTCGGAAGATTCAGTTTTTTCTTCCTGCGACTGTTCCATGTCAATAATCTCCGCATCGCTATCGTTATCGACGTATGTTTTTGTTCCGTCATCGTTTATCACTGCCATATCTGCATCCATTGCCGACATCATATCGATAGACATGATTCCCCATTTAGAGATCAACTGGCGCAGCATAGTTTTATATGCCATTCCGTCAAAATCCTTTTCCCAGAACGTGTATCCCTTTTTCGCCTGATATCCTTTGGAATACTTTAATGCATGGGCTTCCATTTTCTTTTTGCTCCAATAGATCGCCTTTTTAAACCCATTTGTATACTCAAACATTGCATAATATCCGATTGTTTCAGCCTGTTCCCTTGCTTCTTCATCCTCGATCAGATGCACCTCAATCTCTTCGTTCAGAGGATCAAACCTGACAAGCTCGCCCTCTTTAATCGCCAGTACGTTCAGTTTTTTGTACTGCCCGGAACGAATTGCGAGCTGGATATACCCTTTATATCCAAGCTGGAACTGTGCCACCTTACCTTTGTTTCTGTCATTAAACGGCACAAGGTAATACTGTCCCAACTGCGGAGACGGTGAAAGGTTCAGCGACTCACCCAGCAGCGCACCGGAAAGGATCGATTGATTTGTGCATTCCTGTAATGCTGCATTGTTATTTACAGCCGATACAATTGCGGAAATAAATCTCTGACCGTTCTTCCCGCCAATCACATTGTTAATCTGGTTTTTAACTGCTTCCTGTGTCAAATATGCTGAGATTCCTGTGTTTTTTCTTGCTGTTAAACTATTTCCTACTGCCATTTTCTTTTCCTCTCTTTCTTAAATTGCTTTGAATTCAATGTTTCTGCTATTGAAAAATGCTTTTAATGCCAAAGCGTCCTCTGTTGTTAAATTTGCCTGAAATGATACCCACTGGCGCTCCCTAGCTACGCACTCCTCAAATACTTCCTTTTCAATCCCTGTCACGCACTTTGCCATCTCCGTTTCCGGTGGATTCATGCATTCTTCAAAAGATTTTGCGTCTGTAAATCCAATCTGTCCAGGAAGATCCTCTTCTTTCTTCTGGAACTCTGCTGCCTTTTTCGCTTCCTTCTCCGCTTTCAATCTTGCCTGCTCTGCTTCATGTTCTGCTTTTTTCTTCTGGATTTCTGCAAGTCGCTGCCCTTCACTTAACGCCCTGTTGATATCCAGAGTGGATTTATAGACTTCTAATGCTTCAAAGCCAAATTCCGGCAATCTCGAAAGCGTATCCACATCTTTCTCCACGCTTGTGATAAATGCATTCATAACATCTTCGATGGACCTCATGGATGTTGTCTTATTTAACCATCTACTGTCAAAAATACATTCCAAAGAAATTTCGAACGGTGTTGATTTACTGTTCCAGAGTTCCTCGATTTGCTTCCGTTTTTCCTGCTTCTCGTACTCTTCAAATTCCTTAATTTGCTTATCAATAAGGTTAATAGGATCGTTAATAAGCTTAATTAAGGCGTTAATTTGAGTCTTAAATTCGTTAAATGGCTCTAAATAAGCCTTTTCCAGTCTTATTCTTTCGTCATTTAAGGCTTTTTTCAGCTTATTTAAGCTTGCTTTATCTGATTTAGCATCCTTAATTTGCTCTCCGGTGTACACTAAATTACTGTGGTCTTCTACTATTTTCTTTATTTCTGACCTTAATTCTTCATAATTAAATGTAATTTTCTCCGGCATTTTCACTTCATTGACTCTTAATTCCATGTTTTTCTCTCCTTTATCTTCTTATTACATCCGGAAGGATAAGCGGCGGGCATTCATCTCGCTCCACGTATCCCCAGAATCGTTTTCCTTCTTTCATCAGGTATTCCATATCTTCTTTCACATCTTTCCGTTCAAAATGGTAATGTTTTGTTTGAACGAATACCTCACCAGCATATTCACTTTTTAGCTGCGCTTTTAACTCGCAAAAATCAGCCTCAAGAACTGCCATATACAGCAAGCACTGGCAATAATAATGATCCGGGATCTGGTGGTCCCATCTCTTTCTCATATTTCCGTTTAAAATGTTCGTTGTCTTACATTCCCAGATTCCGAGTCTCCCATCTCCATCAAAAAGCCAACCATCTACTGAAGCCTGCGCCCAGGGATATTTATCATTTCGAAAACTGTTGTTTTCCTCATATCTCACTTGGTATTCTGGAAAGTCCAGCCGGAAGAGTTCTCTTAATAATGGCTCTGCCTGTGTACCATATTTAATATAAGGAAGATTTGAAATGTCTTTTGCTTCCTTTCTTCCAGTTTTCAACTCCCACAACTCCACATTTGTCATGTACGGATTCTTCCCGATTACAGCGGCGATTTCAGAACCGCCGATTCCATTTTTTCTATTTTTAAGCCACTCTTCATGGTTGCTAAGTATTGTTTTTGTAATCATTTGACTTTTCCTCAAATTTTCTCTATACTTTAACTGGTTTAATTTCTTGAGTGCTTGAGGGTTGCCGCCCTGTGACAGCACTCTTTTTTAATACCCAACCACCAGATACCACGACAGTAGCACCAGCACGAACCCGATCACAGATGCTGCAATCTTATGCCAGTAAGGCTTGTCCTTTTCCGGCAATTCAACCGATACGGAGCGGATATCCCAACTGTTTAAAGCGTTCGGCTGCTGGGTGGTCTGGCAGTGATAAGTTCCTTTAATCTCCATGCTTGTCCTCCCTTCTACCGCCTAAGCGGTTTTTCTTCTTTCGAATCCTATATTTTTCATTGTTTCATCTATTTTTTTCTCCAAGATTTGAGAAAGTTCCTCTCGGTTTAAATCCTCTTGGTTTATCCAAGATCCATTGATTTTAATCATGCTTACTACTTCGATTCCTTTCATTTCACCACCCCTCTTTACTGTATGCCGGTTGATCGTCCTACGTATGTTGTCCTACAAACTTCCATACTCCGTATTTACAAATATTTATCAACACGAAGTGTTACTCTAACAACTCATCTATAGTGCAGCCTAGCACCTTTGCTACTTTAGATAAGCTTCTTACTGTAGGACTAACTGTATTCCACTTATAAATGCTTCCGGTGGAAACACCAGCACGACTTTCTAATAAGTTGATGGAAATACCTTTTTCCACAGCTTTCTTAGATACCTTGTCAAAAATATTATTTTCCGTATCAATCACTCCTTTTCTTTTTGTTGAGTTCTGAAAATATCACAATTTTATATTGACTAAGTTCTGAAAATATTCTATAATCAAGTTGTCAAGCAAAATTACAAAATAAATTCCAGCATTCTTATTATCGCAAGTTTTTTTGCGATTTTTTCAGAACCCTATAATCACATTATACGCGATAATTTCAGAATGTCAAGAGTTATTTTTGCGATTTTTTCAGAATTTTGAAAGGAGTCTACATATGACACTGAGAGAACGCGTAAAACATCTATGCAAAGAACATGGAATTTCAATGAATAAATTGGAAAAAGAGCTTAATTTTGGAAAAGGATACATAAGTAAATTGGGTTCAAGTCAACCAAACGTTAACAAACTTCAACAAATAGCTGATTACTTCAGCGTATCATTAGATTATTTAATGTCTGGAGAATCTAATGGTGATAATCTGTCATCACTCACGGCGAAAGATGAACGCGACATTGCAAAAGATATGGAAAACATCAGAAATAAGTTAAAAAACAATGAAGAAGGTCCTGCTTCTTATGAGGGGCAAGCTATTCCAGAAGAAGATATTGACTTGCTTCTTGGGCAAATCGAGCTGATGATGAGAAGGTTGAAACCGATTAACAAAGAAAAGTACAACCCTAACAAAAATAAAAAGTAGGTGTATAAATTGAGAACAAACGATATTAAGCGTTTAGTTGAATACTACATAAAGAAATTTAATACAAGAAATCCTTTTGAACTTGCAAACTGCTTAAATGTCGAAGTTCAATTAGGCCCTTTGGGAAGTCGAGCTGGATGCTATATGTTTCTGAAGAATCACAAATGTGTTTTCTTAAATGAAGATTTAGAGGAACATGAGCTGCATCTTGTAATGGCTCACGAGTTAGCACACTCCATTCTTCACAGAAAAGAAAATTGCTACTTTATCAGAAACAAGACTCTTCTGTTATCTTCTGCCAATGAAATAGAAGCTAACACATTCGCCGCAGAGCTTCTCATACCAGATTCTCTCATCTATGAGAATCCGGGCATGACAAAAAGCCAGATTGCGAGGCTGGCTGGATACGATGAAAAGATTATGGAGTTTAAAAAAATCTAATAAATTGGAGGGGTTTTATGGGATTGTTATCTAAGCTATTTTCCAAAAATATCTTTTCGTTCCAACCGGATTTTTCCAAAACAGAATATGATAATTGGCTTGAATATTTAAGTCAAGGTGGAACCACAGAAAAATGGAAAATTTTAAAGAAAGAACATAAATGGACTTTCAAGCCAGATCCGGTAGAAAAGCACACGAAACACGAAAAAGAGTTCCGTCCTGTATTTAACAAATACTATGATTTAATAAATAGGATTGAAACTAAATGGTCTACTGTATATCATACTAAAGATTATACCTGTAAATTGGCATGTGAAATTGAAAAAGAATGTTATGAAGCTATTAAATTGTTTGGAAAACTCCGTGAAATTGACTTGAAATACGGAGAAACACCTATGTCCGGATCGAAAGTATTTAAACGTCTTGCAATTTTATATGAACGTCAAAAAAATTATGAAAAAGCTATTACAGTATGCAAACTTGCATGCGATTTAGGTATAGATGAAACTAGTAGGATGAAAACTATGCTTTCCAAAGCTGGAAGAAATGCTTCCGAAGAAGAGACTTACTTGATGAATAACATTCAAAAAGAGTTTTCTGAGCAAACCCATTCAGTATCGAAAAGTAAGATAAAATCTGCAAATAGTCGTAAATCGATTTCTTCTGATCAAATTGATGCCATGCAACGAATTAAAGCCAGTAAGCATTACTGCGATAAACTTTATAAAATGTTTTACAAGGGTTATCCAGAGATGCCGTTCATTTCGCAGGATCGCGAATTGAACACTAATTGGATTGAGCAAGCACAAATGTTCGGAGTAAGCCCTACCCAGGAGATGATGACGCGATATTCTGATGGACTTCTTCCAGGACACGTATATATGCTGTACTGGATCAGAGAAATTCATCGAAAAAGGATTCCGGTTTATTTTGAATATCAATACGGCATCAATTTTACTGACGAGCAAGACTTTTTATACAAACAAGGGTATTTGACATCAGAAATGAAAGTAACAAAAAAAGGAGAATCTGCCATTGATCTGCATTACAGTGTTATAGAAGATCACAAGAGCAACAAATGATATAGCCGCTTCGGCGTTTATATAGAGTGGTGTGAGGTACGGGTAAGTTAAAGGAGAAAAAATGATTGATTTTAAAAATGGAAGTTATGTAAAAATGAAAAAAGTCCATGGTTTTCCAAGTGCTGATTTAGTCGGACCTCTCATGATTCCAGGAGAAGAATTTATCGGTCAATATCAAGCTATGAGAGATTTTGTTATTTTTACAAACAAAAGAGTTATTGCTGTTAACGTACAGGGTGTTACTGGAAGGAAGAAAGATTTTACTTCTTTACCTTATTCCAAAGTACAGTTATTTTCAATTGAAACATCTGGAACATTCGATCTAGACAGCGAACTTCAATTATGTTTTAGCGGTATCGGAATTGTAAAATTTGAATTTACTGGATCCAGCGATATTGTTGAAATAGGAAGAATCTTAGGAGAATATGTTCTTTAAGATACAGCCACTGTTGTGTTTATGTATAAATAATGGAGGAATTTTATGAATCTTGAACTAGTCTTAGCAAATATGATACAAAAAACTCAACATCACCCTTTTCTATTTGTTGGTGCTGGTTTTTCACAAAGGTATATGCATACTGAACGCTGGGAAGAACTATTAAGACACTTTTGTGTTGAACTGAGCGGAAATGAATTTTTATATGACTCCTACGCATCACAAGTTGAAGATCAAGACTACTATGGAAAACAACCTAAAATTGCAAGTTTGTTAGATAAAGATTATACAAATGCTGCATTAACACTTGATAACTATGCATCTTTTAGGCAAAAATATAAAGAGGAGATTCATTCTGGTATTTCTCCACTAAGATTAGCCATTTCAGAACATCTCGCAAATAAAGACTTCGATGGTAGTACTGAAGAATTAGTTGAATTGAAGAAAGCTTCAACACGAAATATTTCAGGAATTATCACAACTAATTATGATTGTCTCTTAGAGAAAATCTTTGATGATTATACTGTTTACATAGGACAAGATGAGCTGATCTTCTCAGATATTTATGAAATCGGGGAAATATATAAAATTCATGGTTCTATTACCAAACCCCAAAGTCTCATTTTAACCGCTAAGGACTACGAAAATTTTGAAAACAAGCAAGCATATTTAATAGCCAAAATACTAACTATCTTTTTGGAATACCCAATTATATTTCTTGGTTACTCTTTACAAGATAAAAATATCCAAAACATATTAAAAACTATTGCTCATTGTCTCAACCAAGATAAATTAGACATATTGAAAGAACGTTTTATTTTCGTTGAATATGAAGATGGGGATACCATCTCTTCTCACAGTCAATCATTTGAAAATGGAACAAAAATAGAAATGACTAAAATAAGCACCAGGGACTATCTTCCAGTTTTTAAAGCCATAAATAGCGTTGATGCAAGATATAATCCTAAGATTTTAAGATTTTTAAGAAAAGATATTTACTCTATGGTTCTTGATTCAGAACATAAATCTAAAGTTGTCGCTACTGGTTTTGAAAACCTAGATAAATTAGAAGATTGCCAACAATTCCTTTTGGGCGTTGGTGTCTCGCAAGGAGCTGGTCATTTAGTAAAGTCTGAGCAAATATATGAAGATGTAATACTAGATAATCAATATTTTAATCCAACACTTGTCGTGACTGAATATCTTCCAGAATTATTAAAATCTAATGCTGGTGGGTTACCAATGTACAAATACTTATCTCTATATGGATCACCTGTTTACGGGAAAATCCAACAAAACATATGCAAGTATCGTTCCATTGACGATTATTTAAATGACAATTTACGTACACAGAAAAGAAATTATAGGAAGGAACTTTGTGATTATTCTATTTCTGAAATCATTGCAAAAGAAGGAAATTCTTTAGCTTATAAAAAACTATACTTCTTGGAAGAAGGCGAAATAGAAATAAAGGATTTAGAGTCTTATTTGAATTTGATTTTATCCAAAAAGATTGTAGAATTAAAAGGAAATTCAGAACTAAAACGCTTAATACGAATTTTTGATTTTATAAAGTATAAAAGCGTTCACGATAAATTATTCAATAGTGCGAACACCTAAACAAAATATCATAAACGCTTTATTCTGAAAAAATATTTTTTAGCTTAATGTACTATCATATATAGTGCGAACACCACAATCAAGTACTTTTTAATGGTACTCGATTTCTTACTAAATGTCAATATCATCAGAATAAAAACAATAAAAACCGCCCCTGCGCCAACAGGAACGGTCTACATATCCGAAGATATGCAATCTGAAGCCAAGAATATTGTATCATCTTCGGGACAGCTACACAATCCAGAACATTTGTTCATGTGCTGGCTGTTATTTTTGTACCTATTTTTACATAAATTAAATGAGGAGATGATCTAAAATGAGCGCAAGATATGCCTATGGTTACGTCCGTGTATCCACTGATAAGCAAGAAGAACTTTCTCCGGATTCGCAAGAGAAACTATTACGGGAATATGCTGCCAAAAACAATATTATCATTTTGAAAGTTTTCTTTGAGATCGGAATATCCGGTAGAAAAGCCGATAAACGGCCAGAGTTCCAAAAAATGATCGGGCTTGCAAAATCATCCGATCATCCGGTTGATGTGATTCTGGTTTGGAAATTCAGCAGATTCGCAAGAAATCAAGAAGAATCTATCGTATACAAATCCCTGCTGCGGAAGCAAAGCAACGTTGATGTTGTGAGTGTATCAGAACCTTTGATAGATGGTCCATTCGGCTCTTTAATCGAGAGAATCATTGAATGGATGGATGAATACTACTCTATCCGGCTTTCTGGCGAAGTCCTAAGAGGGATGAAAGAAAAGGCTACAAAAAAAGGATACCAGATGTCCCCACCTTTTGGGTATCGTGCTGTTGGAAACGGAGATCCTTATAAAATTGATCCGGATGAAATGAAGGTCGTGGATTTTATCTGTGATGAATTTGACTACCACAACTCAGATACCACAAAGATAACAAGAAAGCTAAACGATATGGGAGTCCGCACAAGACGAGGGAACCCTTTCGAATCCCGTAGCGTAGAAAGAATCTTGAAAAATCCATTCTATTATGGTCTTGTCGCGTGGAATGGGATAACATTCATGGGAACGCATGAAGTCCATTACTCAAAAGAACGCTTCGAAGCCCGCATGAAAAAGATACAAACTACATATAAGCCACTGAAACGCCGTGATGTATCCTCATGTAAACATTGGTTATCAGGGATTTTAAAATGCGGATACTGCGGGGCCTCTCTCGCCTACAATGGTGCAAACAGGCACTCACCTGGTTTCCAGTGCTATAAGTACAGCAAAGGAGTACATACCGAATCCTGTTCGATATCAGAGAAAAAAGTGATCGCTGCACTGGAAGAGTATTTTGAAAAACTTCTTTCCGGTATGGATTTTGAATACTCTTACCACTCTGCCGAGACCGGTGAGAAGATATCAGAACGTGAATCACTCTTGTCTGAACTTGATAAAATTTCCAACAGGGAGAAACGGATCCGTCTCGCTTATGAGAATGAAGTAGATACTTTGGAAGAATATAAACGGAACAAAGAGCGTCTGCAAAAAGACAGGGAAGATATTTTGGTGCAACTGGAAAATCTCGACAAGAATAATGAAGATACGAAAACAAAATCTGACGTGCTCAAGAACGTGCAAACTGTATATGATGTGATTAAAAATGATGCAATAGACTATGATACCAAAGGGATTTTTATGAGGAGTTTGGTGGAGGATATCGTTTATGACAAGAAAAACGGCAAACTAGTCTTCCATCTTTACATATCGTGA